TATTAACGATATCTCCGCCCAATGTTATATTATTTAAACCATAGTCTAAATGTTTAGCCGCAAACATAACATACATTTCTTGTTGTATGTTAATAAATTCAACGCTTAAATCTGGGTATTCTTCCTCAAATTTATCTACTGTTGTTTGAACTTCTTTCCCAGTAAAGTTTTTAGCATTCATAATTTCTCTATCGCTCATATCTTCGTGTTTTGTAACTGAACTACCCATTTATTGTTGTTTTTTGTGGAAAATAATCGTTTAAACATTGGAGTCTATCATCTGCATCTACTAACATAATGAGAGCTTCTTCTGCATTTTTATAATAATCATCAGTTGAGTGATCGCCAATACCTACTCCTTTATTACCTAATAATTCTAATGATAATAAGGCTTTTGCTTTTGATGCATGAGCCGAGGTATATAGCATGTTGTATAATTCTTTTGTCATTTTACTAATGGTTTTATTTCTTTTTTATTTAATCCTCTATTTGATAATATACGACTAATTTCGTTAATATCCAAAAGAGTTATGTATTCCTTCGCTTCTTTGCTTGAACATTGAAAGTTATCTTTAATATGATTAACTAAATCTGTATTAGGTTGTTTTACCTTAGACTTGATATATTTACTCCATTTGTTATTTTTAGGAATAAATTCTCTATATATGTTATAAATCATTCTTTTTTCCTGTGGAGGAAAGTCTTGAACATAATTTACAATTTCTATGTAATCAGGGTTCATGCTTACGAACCTATGTACCATAAAGCTGTTCCAAACCTCCCAGTCTTTGTCTGTAAAAGACTCAACTGGGGGTTTGGTAGTATTAATTGCTTTTATCCAATCAAAGATAGAATTCATTAAAGGATATGGTCTTTATATTCTTTTCTCAATTCTTTTGGAATAGATGATTCTAGTATTTTTTTACTTGTCGCATCATAAAATACCGGAATTGGGAGTAATGCGTCTTCATCTGTACCCATTACAAATTTTGATACTGTTCTTAATAATACTCCTTGTGTAAATAAAACACCCCCATCAGAATTTTCGATTGATGTTGTGTTTTTTAAGTCAATTGGTGGTTGTTGTGGTTGTTGCATAATTTATTTATTTTTGTTTAACTTTTGTTTTTACAATGTAATCATTAGATAAGTAATTAAATTTGAAATGATGGGTATCGCACTTGCAATGAAGTCCCAAACCTCTGGGTTCCCTCTACCCATTATCCAATCCCATATAACTTCTTTTCCTAATACTGCCAAAAGAGCTATTACAGTTCCTATTAAGAACCACATATGCATCCCTGTCATAATGTCAATCATTAATCCTAAAAATTGTAAAGGATATCCTACCATCATTCCTAGCAATACATGATCCTTCTTGTCATCTGCTATACTGTCTATTATTTTCTTTATATCGATCATTTATTATTTATTAAATTTTGTATTAAACTCATTATATTTATCTCCTTATCAATACGAAAATTTGCTTTATATTGGTGTTCGTTTATTAAAATAGTAGCTGTACCTTCCATATTTGGTAAGTACTCGCTTGATTTATCATATAGGGCTCTAAATAATTCATCAAAATCATCTACATTGGCATCTGCTATAATTTGACGTATATCATTAAATTTAGATTTATTTGATAATGCTGTAATTACTTTATCTATATAATTAGATGATACTAATATTGATTGATCTAATTTAAGTATATTATCTTGTGTAGATAACTGTATAGTATTAATACATTTACGTAAGTCAGGATAATATTGATTAACTAAAGGTACTAAATCATTTATTTCGAATTCAATAGATTCTTGATCTAAAATTCCAGCTAAATGTTTAGCAACGTCTTTTTTAGTAGGTGGTATAATCTTTAATACTTGACACCTTGATTGTAAAGGATCAATAATACGTTCTACATAATTACAAGTCATAATAAATCTTGTAGTACGTGAAAAAGTTTCAATTATATTACGAAGTGAAGCCTGTGCTTGGATTGTTAAAAAATCAGCTTCATCTAAAATAACTACTTTAAGTGGTTTAAAAGAAGCAACACTTGCAAATCCTTGTACTTTATCACGGATCGTTTCTATACCCCTTTCATCACTAGCATTTATAAGAAGCGAATCACAATCTAAGTTATGTACTATTAGCTTGGCTAAAGTACTTTTACCAGTTCCTGCTCCACCATATAAAAGCATGTTAACAATATCATTTTGATCAATGAATTTTTGGATAGTCTTTTTAAGATTTTCATTCCCAACAAATTTATCTAATGATAACGGTCTGTACTTTTCGTTTAATAAACTATTCCCCAAACTCTCCATATAAACTATATTTCTTTTCTGGTTCTATAATTACTTCTTCTTCTGTAGTGGATATTGCGTATAACTCACTTTTTAAGGGAGCAAGTCGATATTCACCTTTAAATCCTGTTTTTACCATATAGGCTTCTAAACAATCAGTTAATGTTTTGTGTAAAGTACTAAATGGTTCATTAGCTACTAACCTCCATTTATCACCTGGTGGTACTCTACGAGCAATTAAAATCTTATGTTCTTTTATTATTTTTTCCATAATGTAAATATACGAAAAATAAATGGGGAAGCCAAATGCTTCCCCAATTAAATTACTTAGATTCTGCTACAGATGCTTTCTTGTAATCTGTAATTACTCTTTTGATAGCTTGTGCTGCTTTTCTAGCTCGTCCTTGACTTGCTTTTGTAGTTCCTACGTGTTCTGCTGATAAGATATTGAAGTTTTCTTCAATTATCTCAAAAATTTCTTGTTTTGTCATTTGTTTTTTATTTATTTATTAATTATTAATTTACATTCCCATACCCATCATTGGGTCCATAGGTGTTTGTTTATTATCTTCACTTAGTTCATTTACTACGGTACATTCTGTTAGTAATACTGTTCCAGCAACTGAAGCTGCATTTTGTAATGCTGTTCTAGCTACTTTAGTAGGGTCGATAATACCTGCTTCTTTCATATCAACTATTTTTTCAGTTTTGATATTATAACCATCCCAAGTATTGCCTGAAGTTACTAATTGTGCTGATAATATTTCTGCTTGTGTATTATCATAACCAGCATTAACCAAAATTTGATTAAATGGTTTTCTACATGCTTTTTTTACAATGCTTGCTCCTGTTGAATCTGATTTTAGGTCTTTGGAAGCGTATAATAAAGCCATTCCACCACCTGGTACTATTCCTTCTTCAATTGCTGCTTTAGTTGCATGTAATGCATCATCTACTCTATCTTTTTTCTCCTTCATTTCAGTTTCAGTATTTCCACCTACATGAATAACTGCTACTCCTCCGACGAATTTTGCGAGTCTTTCTTGGAGTTTTTCGATTTCAAAAGGGGTAGATGCTTGTCCTATTTGTTGTTGTAATTCTTCAACACGCGCTTCAATATCCTTTATTTCACCTTTTCCATCAACAATTGTTGTTTGTTCTTTTTCTACAGTTACGATTCGTGCTTCACCAAACCATTCCCAAGAAAATTTATCAAGCTTCATCCCTTTTTGTTTATCAAAAACGACTCCACCAGTTGTTACAGCAATATCTTCTAAAGCTAATTTTCTTCTATCCCCAAAATCAGGTGCCTTAACAGCACATACTTTCATTGTACCTCTCATTTTATTAACAATAAGAGTTGCTAAAGCTTCATTATCAATATCCTCAGCAATAATAAGTAATGATCTACCTTGGTTTGAAACTGCTTCTAAAACTGGTATTAAGTCTTTAACTTGTGTTAATTTTTGGTCTGCAATAAGAATAAGTGGGTTATCTAGAGTAGCAGTCATTGTATTGTTGTTTGTAACAAAATAAGGTGATTTATATCCCCTTTCAAACTGTATACCTTCTACTGTTTCAAGATAAGTATCTCCGGTTTTAGATTCTTCAATGTGTACTACACCTTCCATACCTACTTTATCTATTGCAGTTGCAATTAATTTACCTATTTCTGAGTCATTATTTGCTGATATTGTTGCAATTTGTTCTAGTTGTTCTTCTCCAGAAATATCTTCAGATATTTGAGTTCTTAAGTTATGAACTACTTGTTTAACGGTAGTATCAATATCCCTTTTAATTTGAACTGCATTCTCATCATTATTCAAAGCATTTAAACCTGCTTTTACCATTTCACGAGCTAATAAAGTAGATGTAGTTGTTCCATCACCTGCTTTTTCTGCTGTTTTAATGGCTGCTTGTTTTACTAACTGTACCCCTAACTCTTGTTCTGGATCTGATAACGAAATTGATTTGGCAACTGTAACTCCATCTTTTGTAGATTGTGGTGATCCTTGATCAATTGCAATTACCACATTTCTACCATTAGGTCCTAAAGTAGATACTACGGCGTTTGCCAAAACATCAATACCTTTTACTAAATTTTCTCGGGCTGTTCCACCCAGTGTAACTTGTTTACTCATTTTCTTCTTGTTTTTTTTTAATAATTATAGCTAAAATCTGATTTTCAGGTCCAACATAGTAATCTTCTCCGTCATAAGGTAATTTAGTAAAACCCATAGTAGGTAATACTACCTTATCTCCAACTTTTAGAGTGGTAGCTATAAAACTTCCCATTTGTGTGTGTTGGCCAGGACCAATAGATACTACCTCTCCCATTTCATTCTTTTCATTGCCCAAATCTGGGACAATGATATTACCAACGGTTGTTTCTCCAATTTCGATTGGTTTTACAATAACTGCGTTAAATAGTGCTTCTAATTCCATCTGTGTACTTTTTAATTTGATTGCTAATTGATTTATAATTGTTAATATACTCTTTTAAACTATTGAAATTATCAGTACTTGCCTGTAATTCACAAATTTTATTTAATGCCTGATCCATATGAGTAAAATAATACAGAGATTTTTCATAGGTTTTAGGTGTTCCCTTTTTAGCTCTAAAATGACCAGCATCAGAGGTGACATTTTGTTTTACCGTATAACTGTATTCATCCTTAGTAATAAAGAATGGTTCTAATAAAGGATCAGTAATTACTTGAATTGATTTCCTACGTTTTTGTTCAGACATAACTTATTTGTTTTATACCATTAATATACGTGAATATACGAACAATATTGCGCTAGGACACGCCATTTTGGTAAAACTTTTATTTTATTTTAATTGTTTTTGCTTTTTTAGATTCCGCGATTGGAATAAATAAATGGAGCAGGCCATCTTTCATTTCTGCTTCTAATTTCTCTAGTTCGAATTTAGCAGCTACTTTATAACCTAAGTTAAAAGATCGTTTAGCTAATCCTTTATAGATATAGCCTGTATAATCTTCTTCTTCGGTTGGTTTATCATAGATAATTTTTAAAAGATCTCCATCAATTTCTAGTTGAATATCTTTTTTAGTTAGACCAGTGCAGGCAACTTCAAAATGAAGTCCTTCATCGTCATAATAAATATCTAATGGGTGTGGTTGTTTGTTTTCGAACGTTGTTGGTTGGAAAACTCCGTCTGTCTTAAATAGGTTACGGAATAGTAAGTCGAACTTTGATTGTTCGTGGAATAATGTACTCATATCATTTGGTTTTGTGAGGCCGAAGCTCTCGATTTATTTTATTTGAATATAACATCGTGCCCCAGCTACAATTTTATGTTCGATTATACATATGTAACCTATTCGTTTCTCGCAATAAAGTATTCACTTTCTGTTTCTGCTGTAGAGAAATTAGCTTTTAACATACCTACTTCTGATATTTTTAATGTACCCTTTTCCATATCCTTGTTAGCACTTAATATATCTTTAAATATATCTGAATCAAATGGGATTTGGATATCGCTTTTAGTAATATTTCCTCTAAGTTGGTATGTAATTTTATTTGAAAAACCTGTATTATCACCAAATATAATTTCACATACATTCTCACCATCAAAATCTGTAGTCGTAGTAATTAACATATTATTCACATCAGCTAAAGCACTTTTAGCTTTAATTAAATAACTAATATCTTCTTTTGTTAAATCAATTTGCATTTCAAATTCTTCAGGATCTTCATAGTAAGTATTTTTACCTAGAATTAAAATATCGGCCAATGAATAAGTTAAATCAAAATTTAAATCAGCAATATGCATTTTAGTATAAACAGCTTTTATTTTCTCAAGTGAAATACTTAAATCACCACTAGTAATAGAAATTAATTTGCTAAGTTTATGTGTGTCAAATATTCCTAATTCAGCATCTGCTAAGTTAAAGTTATTGTGTATTACTTTACATAATCTACCATTATCACCGGCGTAGACTGTAAGTTGATTATCTTTAATTCTCCATTTTACTTGATTATTTAGTCCGTTTAAATAATATTTTGAAATGACGCTAGTAAGTGTGTGTTTTGAAACCATTTATTTTTATTTATTGTAATATACGAAATTTATTTTATATCTCAAAGGAGGCTAATGCATTTATAAAGGGATTCAAATCTAAAGACCAACCTAGATCACTAAAAAAACCTTCTAATTTATTTAATAGTATTGAATCAAATATCTTCTGTCTATCAGCATATCTTTCTAGAAAATCATTTATTTTTTCTGGTATGTCATAGTCTTGAAAGGCTAATGCTTCAATTTTATATGGGTTGTCTTTTAGGTATATAAATTTAACTTTATCAGATTGTGTAATTAGATTATGTTTTTTATCTAACTGCCATAACCTTAATAAATCATTATAACGAACTGTTGCTCTTACTGGTGCTGGTGCTCCTTTAAGAATTTCAGTAAACATTTCTCCTGCTCTAGTACTCTTACCTGAGTATTTTTCTAATTTTTTAATAGCTGAAGGGTTACCTAGCTTAACAAGTGGGATTGAACCATCAAGTATTGATTTTTTAAATACCTTAATTTGCTCTAAAACACTTTCCTTCTGTTCACCTTTTAATACCTGTTGAAGTATATCATTAAAAAATGCTCCTAAAATAGGTGGGAAGTTGGCTTTCATAAACTCTAAACCTTTGATGTCTAGTTGCTCGTTTTCAATTCCTTCCTGCTTTGTAATCCATTGTGCATAACGTCTTGTTGCTCTAAAATAGGCTGAACGAATAACACATTCAGTTTTCATTTCAAGTCTATGTTCAGTAACATTAAAAGCTTCACGTGCTAATCTATCATAATCCTCATTGATTACATCTTGATACTTTAATGCTATCTTTTCTAGGATATCAT